GCTCGGTCGATTGCTCTTCGGCGCTGGGCTGTGCTTCCACAGGGGCGCCGTCTTCATTCGCCTGCGGCTCTGCCGCAGCGGAATTCGATTGCTCTGACTGCGGCTCGGCCGCTTGCTTCTTGAGCTTATGCAGATGCTGGGCCAGGATTCTGCCCGCCTCGCGCGGGCCGAGCTCCTTCGGCGCGTCGGCCGGAAGGGTCAGCGGCTGAATCTCGACGGCAGGCGGGGCGGGAGCCGGCACAGCCAGGTCGCCCGCAGCCTGTGCGGCTTCGGTCATCTGTCCTTATATTCCTTTGTTAGGTGCTGTCCTGTTTAGGACACTCCGGGGGGAACTTAGGACACTTGATTTAGAACCATTTTCCCCATCCCCAGGATCGTTTTGGGGGTTGATTTGTGTTGAACCAACGCACCATTTCTTCAAATTCATGGTAGATGATAGGGTTGTTTCTGCGATGTCGAAGAGCATCCACGAACGGTTTAGCGTCTGCCCAGGCTCTCATGGCACCAGACCTGTACCACCTGCTATAGAGTTCAAAATCGATAATGCCGCGCTGTATTCCAATTGAGATCAACTCAAATTCATTCAATGCGGTCGCTATCGCCTGCACTTCGTCCGAATCTTCCTTGTCTGCCGCGGCGAACCTTTCGATACCCTCAGCGCTCTTTGTGGCTGCTTTGAATCCTTTTCTCGCCTTTATCAAATCACCGTCAGATTCCAGCCTTGCAATGTGCTCCAAGGTTACTTGCCGTCTAGTGATTGCTCGTTGGCTGTAGATTCCCCATACAGCAACGATGGCTGCTAGCATTCCGGTAATTAGGATCGCGCCAGCATCGCCGATTTGCGGAATATATGTTGAAACTTGGGGCCAGTAGCTATAGATGGCCCATATGGCCGCGGAGATCGCGGCGGTTAGCAAGACCCCAATAAGCCCCCAACGTCCTCATCGGGGGCTATTCTAGATCGACTCAGAGTTGCGTCAAGATTACGAGCGGACGTGGTAGCCCTCGCTGTGCCAACAGGTCATTTTTCCCTCCGACGGGTTTGACCCGGAAAAACGCTTAGCAGGCTGCCGACGTTCCGGGAAGGGGGTAGCTCTTTCCAACCGGCCCCCAAGAGGATGGGGATCGTGGTTTTCATATGGCGCGTCAAGCGGTTAAAGGCAAGTTACTTTTCGGTAACACTTTGAAATTTTTACACTACTTTAGGTGCCTTTGCGTGCATTTATTACCTGGAACCGCCGCCGCTGAGGCCGGGCGGGCCTGAGTCGCCATCGCGCCTGGAAGCGCGCCAATCGACCAGAGGTGGTCCCTAAGTCCTAGGGCGAGCGTTGGCGCCCTTTTTATGGGCTTCATGGACCCGGTGCAGGTTGTAATTGGGCGACGTACAGCGAGATAAGAACATTGGTGAACGCCATTGACGCGGGATTAGCGAAATATCATGCGCTTCCGGCCAGCGATTGCCCGAACTTCCCGCTCCGCGATCTCCCCGTTCTTGGCGACGATCAGGAGATGCTCGCGCACCTTGGCGACCACTCTTGCGGCCCACCACAGCCGTTCCCGGGCGTCCTGGTCGCGGAATTCGGTGTTGCGCCATTGGGTGACGTACTCCTGCTCGAGCTTGGCGAACGCCTCGGCGAGCATCTCGTCATCGAGTAGCCGCTGGGCCCGGACGCCGCGGGCCGCTCTTTCGTCGAGAGTCATTTCAGCGCTCCCTCGCCACTTCCCGGATCAAGTCCGGGGCAGGCCGTCCCCTGCAAGCGGAGCAGGCAGGCGAATGTGGCTTCCTCCAAGTCATGCTCGACCGACCTCCTGTGGCGAGTCGGTTTGCTGCGCCTTCACCGCCATATTCATGGCGTGCTCGTGCTGGCGAATTGCGAACTGGTGATTCGTTTCCATCCTTCTGAGTTCAGCCTCGAGCAGCGCCTTGTGCTCTTCGAGCTGCGCCTTGCGCTCGGCCAGGGCGATGTCGGCGCGAGTCTTCATTTGTTGATGCGCCGCATCGGTCTGCTGCTTCTGCTGCTGGAGATCCGCCTGCATTTGCACCTGGAGCATCTTCGGATCGGGCGTGCCTTGCGGAGCCGGCTGCGTCGAGGGGTCGGTCACGAAGGCATCCGTATCCTTGTGTCCAAGCAGCTTTACGAGCGCCTTCATGGAATTGTAGAGGTTCATCGGCGTGATGATGTTGGAGAAGCCACCGAGCAGCAATTCCTTCTGCCAGTTGCCGAGCTGCGTGAGCTGCGCGATCTGCTCCGTCTTGCCGCCTGAGCCCAGGCCGACATGAATCGTCAGGTCGTTTCGCTCCTTCCAGTCTCGCGGATCGATCGTGATCCACTGGTTTCGCAGCCGCACCGTTTGCGCTTCCTGCCCGTGCTTGCGAATCGCCCCATGCAACAAAGAGAACAGATCGCGGATCCCGGTCTCCGCGAAGATGCGCGCAATGAGCTTCATCTTCGCTTGAGCCACGCTGTAGATCTGTGCCACCGCGGTCGCGGACTGGTTCTGCAGCGCATTGGCGTCGATGCCCTGGCCCTGTCTCGTTACGCCCGTGCGCCACTCCCGCACGCTGTCGTGATATTCGAGCAGCGGAAACACGTGCCCGCCGATGTCGGGATGCGCCAATATATTGAGCCCGCCCGGCATCTTGGTCCGCACGATGCCGCCAAGGCGCGACACGAGCAGATCGTCCAACGTTTCGGTCGTGACGTGCGCCTCGGATACCTCGGTGCGCGGATTGTTGGCGAGATAGGCGTTATCGAGCAGAGCGCGCAGCAGCGCCGTCTTCACTCGCTGGATGTCCATCACCAGATCGGCAATCGACCGGCCGAAGAACCGATGCGTGATGGGAACCGGGGTCATAGCCGCGAACGGGATGAAATCGATCCGCTCGATGTCGGGCTTGCCGCTACGCGTGAGCAGGATCGGCGTATCGCGAGAGCCCGTGGTGACGCGGTACAAGGCCGGTCCCGAGCCGTCGTAGTTCATGCGCACGTAGTGCTCGACGATGACCACCGGGCGGTTGGCAGGATTGAGTCCTTCGTTCCCCGTTGCGCGGCGAGTCTCGTTGACCGTGTCGCGCGAGATTTCCTCCATGTTCGGCGGATTGACGAAAGTGGGCAGCTTATCGAGCGTTTCCGGATCGTAGCCCTGGTCGATGAGCTGCCCGACGGTGCGGGGTATCTCGTGAAAACAATAGCCAGCCTCCGCGATCGTGCGCGTGTGGCGCGTGATACCGAACTCCTCCGGCGGCACCGGCATGACTTTCGCGCAGCCGTAGGTCTTCTTGATCGCGATCGTCACATCGTGAAGCATGGCAGATGACGGAGGGCTGTTTACGGACGACGGAGGAAGGGAAGCCGACTGGCTGAACTGCCCTCCCTCATCCGTCGTCTGTTGTCCGGGATAAGCGGGTCGCATCGAGTGCTCGACGATCTCCACCTCGGGATCCGCCTCCAGCACTGCATACGCATCGTCGTCCAGATCGAGGTAGGTCTCGCGATGCTCTCTCTGTTCCTGCTCCCACCACACCTTCACAATGCCGACTTTGGACAACAGCGCATCCTTGATCATGCTGTAAAGAACCATGAAGCCGGGATTCTTCTGCATGAAGACATGATTGACGTAATCGGTCTCCTGGTCGGCGGCCTGCACGTCCTCGGGACCGACCGGCTCGAATTTCACCACCTCGTCGGACGAGCAGAAGATCTCCATCAGTTGTGGCATCAGGCCTTCGACCGTATCGGCCACGTCCATGGAGACGGCCCTCGAGCGGCCGTCCACGTCGGGAATGTCCATCGTGACGTCGCCGGCGTAATATTCGAGCGCGCGCTCTCTTTCCTCCGACAGCTTGGTGGCTTGCACGGCTGCGAGCGCGTCGCTGCGCTCCGCGGAGAGCAGCGCGGTCAACTCGTCGTCGGAGAGCTTGGGCGCTTTCTTATTACTCATGCGTAACGGCTGGCTCCTTCACCTCTCTCCCTGCGGGGAGAGGGAGAAGAGGGCTCGCGGGCCGGGGCACGACGTCCGGCTTGTTCTGGCCTTTGGCGCAGCGTGACTCGCGCCGACGGGGAGGGACAGGCGCGCCGCGAGATCGGGTTGTTATATCCGCGTGAACTGCGCTCAGAGCATCATTCCCCGAACGCGGCGGACTGCTGATCGGATCGATTCGCGATGTGATGTGCAAATCTCAATTCGTTAACAAAAAAGGAATCGGGTGTCGCTTCAGTCGGATTTCGAGGA